GTAATAGATAAAAATCTATCCTTGTACCCGCTTGCCTGATATTCTCGTGTTTCAGAACCGGCATTTAAATGAACTGCGGGAAATTCTTCTACTTCGTCCCAGAACTTTAATCGTGGGGATACATTTTCATTTAAATCTGCTAAAAACTGTCCCGTTCCATTAATGTCCGAAAGTTTATCGACCAAAGCATTTACAATACCTGATCGTCTATTTGTATATGCTCTGCTCATTAAAGCCTCCTAGTATAGAATCTTCCGAGTGCAAACTGTTTTGCAATTTCTCGAATAGACCTATCAATTAAATCTCTTGGGTCTCTTTCCCCGTCTGCCCAGGGTTGTTTTCCTACTCCATCCTCAAACACTTGATAAGGGTCTCTTTGATAAGTATATCCAAAACTAGGAAAACCTTTTGCTGTTTGTGTTACATTTACAACTTTTGCACTAGCAGCAAATCGACCGGATGCGTTTACTAGTGAGGGACTCTGCATATTTTTTCGTACAGTGTCCGGGAGTTCTTTGTTAATAAGACCAATCAATTGTAAAGGACTACTAGCAATACCTTTCTTTGTTTTCTGTTTTCTCAAAGCAGCTGCTTTTTTACTACTTCTTTTAGTTCCCGTACTTGAGTATGGACTTTTTCTTTCTACACTCTTTTTCTTTCGTCCTTTTGGCTTTTTTACTACTCCAACTACTTTTGCATTTGGAGACTTTGATAATTCTTTCAGTACTATGTAAGTTGCCATGTCTTCGGCATTTTCTTCTACTGATTTAGACCCGGGTAGTGTTGCTACATCTGCATTTTTAATATACTCTAGTATAGCTTTTTCTAGCTTGGGATATAACTGGTTTAAATCATAGTCCTCTTGGCCTGCAGGATTTTCAGATCTAGGAAGCATTTCTATAGCTACATCTATGTTTTCGTATAGGGAGACTTCTGAAGCTCTTGAACCTGACTTAGTTCCTGTAGTATTGAAAGTTGCGGTGATTTCTTCTAGTATATCACTTATATCTTTCGCCTCTTGTGAACCTGCAAAACCTCCAAAACCTTTTGTTTGATCTAAAAACTTTAACGCTCCTGATACTTGAGCTGCTCCTACAGTTGTTACTCCCTGGTGTGCCCTATGAAGACTACTTTTTAAGATTCCTAGCTCTGAACCTCGTGCGGAAATACCATTTTTTTTATCTGCGCCTTTTAGTTTCCTAGACCCCTTTTCCTGTAGTATATTTTGTATTTCATCAGAGCCTGCTTTTTTCGCTTGGGTATAAACACTTTTAATGTCCCTGGACGATCTGAATACTGCTAGGTCACCATTACTTTGTGAATCTACTAGAGTTCCTCTAGTTTTTGGCTTAAGTGCCCAGGCTCTTACTTTTAGTACCGCTGCCCTTCCTGCTCTTAAGAACTCGTCGTCAGTTAAAATAGGTAAGCCAAGATTTCTCTTTAATAGATCTCCGTATCCTTCCTTAAAACCGTTTGCACACCCTTTTGCGGTAAAAGTAACAATAGTAGAGAACTTGTCTAAAGCCCCTCTTTTATACTCTCGATCCATAAAGGATCGCATATCTTTTAGAAACTTATTAGTATCTCTTACAGACATCCTTAAAAGTTCTTATACAGATCCAAGACACGTTTAATATGATCTGGGAACGCCACGTTGTTTCTTTGACTTGTAGAACCTTGGTTCTGAATACTTGCACCTGCAATAGTTTGACGCGCTTTGTGCTCGTCTTTTACATAGTAAGTAATCAAATCAATAACAGCAAGTTGTAAGTCTGCAGGACATTCTGAGTATCCTGCTTTATAGGTAATCTTTACAGCACCTGGGCCTGTAGGCCAGTTCTTTCTAGTGCCGTCAGTATTTACTCTGTACACACTGTCAGTCGAGCCATCTACATAATATTCTGTGGAGGCAACAGTAGTATATGCTTTACTGAAGTCTTCTCGTTCTTGTACGGAAGTAATACTTACAAAGGGACTCTCTGTAAGCTGAACCAAGTTTGTAGACCAATTTATGCTAAACTCCTCTGTTTTATCGCTAGAGTAGTGATCTATAATGGTTGTTCCGCAGTAAGTTTTCACTAATTGACTTACGGCAGTAATTAAAGAATTGATGCGAGCATCTTCTTTTGTGCTCTGAATGTTTTCAGAGATTTTATATTCATCTAATGTGATTAAATTTGCCATAAGTCCATTACTAAAAACTTAAGGGGAGCAAGCTCCCCTCTCGTTTTGCTTTTAAATTAAGCTACTAGATCGATCTTAACTGCTGATCGGTTACCAGCTGAGTCTGCAACCAACTCTTCAAAGCCTAGGGCTTGTGAAGCGACGATTACATTACGCTGATTACCAACTTCGTAATCAGTCTCAACCTGTACACCACGTAGACGTGGGATTACATAGTTGCGAGTGTTAACAGCGAATGCTGCAGGTACGCCTGCGGCTTCAGCTGCGAAGCTGTCAGATACGATTACGGGTGAACCGAATACCGCACCAATTTGACCAGTGATCTTAGTTGCAACATCAGAACCTACATCAGTAACGTCCTGGAAGCCTGCATCTTCGATAAGTTCGAAGTAACGAGCTTGTGATACGATGTATGCAACATCAGCAGGGTTAACACCATACTTACCCATGTCCTTACGAGCAGCAAGTAGTTTAGCGGCAGTAAGTTTCTCGGCATCAGAGATGTCAAGAGTGTCAGCGTTAGCAGTTGCGAACCCGTCAAGACCAGTAATAGAACCAGAACCGTTGATGATAGCGTTGTCAACAGCGCGAGCGTGAGCACGTGCTACTGAATCGACTAGCATAGGCATCAAGTTGATGAGAACTTGCTCATCTACGTTGTTGTCCATGAAAGTCTGGCTGATCAAACGATAAGCGTTCAAGATTACCTGTGAAGGCTTGTAAGTGTTGTCTGAAGCACCACGGTTTTCCAAGTTACCAGCAGAAGCTGCACCAGTTTGGAAAGTTGCAGGCTCTACGTCAGGCTGGATAGGAAGAACAGTAGCAGCACCATTTACTTGAATTTCACGGAACAAGCCCGCAGTTTGCAAGTTAAGAGTAACTTCTTTCTCGATTTGACGAGAAACTTCCTGATCGATGTCACCAGCATTAGTAGTGTAGTCGATACCAGCTTTTTCCATGATGCCCTGAGCGAAGTCAGTGTTCATGCCTTTACCAGTGAAAGTACCTAGTAAAGATGCGTGCATGAAGTCCTTGCCCCACTTAGATAGGTCACCTTGACCACGGCCGTCAAACGTACGCTTGCTGTTACGCATAGCTTCGATTTCAGCTTGTTTTTCTTCGAGGTCTTTGCTGAAACCAGCAATTACTTCGTCGATTTTTGCGTCTTTTTCTTGAAGTTTAGCTTCAACGTCAGACATAAGTTTTTCAACACCTGATTCAACACCAGAGTTTACTACGCTTTTAATTGATTCAGCTTGCAAAGCTTGTGCTTTTTCAGCTTCCTGAGCTGCTTTAGCTTGTGCTTCTTCAGCTGCTTTTTGCTCGGCCTGCTTTAAAGCAATTTTCATAGCAGTATCATCTGCTACTTTCTTTGCAAAAGCTTCCAAGTCGATGTTTTGATTATCCATCTTGATCTCCTGATCTGCGGAAATATCCGCGCTTACCGGTGTATCACTAGCTATTCCAGAAGTAATATCTTCATCCTTAGCCAGAGACTGACCGGCTAGATCTACACGCTTTGTGAAAGTTTTTTTGAATTCATTGTACTCATCTTCCGAGTCAAATGACTTCGCGAGCGAAAAAGTAGCTGATTGGTTGCATGGTACCGATACTACCGATACCTCAAACAGCTCAGCGTCCTTAATCATTAGTCCATCAGTTTCCTGTAAGTAATCAGCGTCCTTGACCCGGAAACCAACGGAAAAGGCTCCAAGTACGCCGTCTTTAACTAGTTGACAAACACTAGCAGGTGCAGCTTTGCTAATCTTTGCTTCAAGTTCTAAACCATTCGGGCCGGCTTTCAACCCCGTGGCTCGACCAATCGGCTTATCATAGTCATGATTAAACAGAATGATTGGATTTTTCTCAAAATTTGACAAACCACCTTTTGTCCAAGCCTCTGCTGAGATTGAATCACCCGCGCGATCAAAGTCAGTAGTACTTGCCATACCTCGAATCATAACAGAACCATCTGCTACTTCTTCTAGGGCTTTAAAGGTGGAAGTAAGATTAAAAATCTTATTCATCATCTTTATCCTGTTTCACTGCTGGTTTAACAGCAGGCTTGACCGCTGCCTTTGGTGCCGGCTTTGGTGCTTTAGAAAGAGCCGGCTTTGGTGCTGGTTTAATAGCAGGTTTTGCCTTTTCTTCCTTTTTCTTCTCAATCAATTTCATAAGTTCTGGATGAGCTCCTTTCATCATTTCAATCGCTCGAGAATAACTTCTTCCTACGTTGCGAATACCTGATAACATGACGGGTTTGTCGTCTTGCTTAATGTACTCGTCTTGGGTCATGATCTTACCTTTTTCAGCAAAATACATTGCTAGGTCACGACATAGTTTAATTCTTTGTGGTCTATTCGACATCTTCATTTCCTTCTTCTGGTCTTCCGCCCTCATCGGGATTAGTTGCAGAACCTGCGATGTTTGCTGGGACACGAATATCTTCAGCTCCTTCTACAGGCTCAAACCCTAAACGCTCTCTTGCTTCGTTAGGAGTTATAATACCGCCGTTCACTAGTGACGTGTAGTAGGCGGAGGCATCTCGTAGCTCAGGTTGTAGAGCAGGTATTTCTGTGATGTCTTCTTTTAAGTCAAAACCGAAATATCTTTCGAGTGCAAAATTAATTTTTCGAACTATAGGAAGTATAGTCTCAAGATAATACATTCGCATATTTGGGCGAATGTTGGCGTTGTTGCCAGAGTCCATCATAATTGGAGGTACTCCGAGCGCCTTCAAAATTATCTTTTCATTGTCGGCGATACTATTTTGAAAATCGAGATCACGAAAATTTGTATTTGTGATAGCATCTACTTCAATACCGCCGTCCAAAATTAGGGGTCTACGACCGCCTGCTTCTGGTTGGTAACGTGACTGCCACGAAACCATCATACGTTCTTTGATCTTTTCAGAGAGTGTGTTTGGAGACTTGAGTACCAAGCCGGGAACAGCACCGTTCTTAAAAAAGTTGTCCTGAAACTTACGCATCTTCATCATAAGTTGCATAGTTCGTAAAGCAGGACTTAGGCGTGGAACACCTCGGTAAATAGAATGGAAGGAGTTTTCTTTTATATGAATGATTTCACTAGGCTTGTAGTCAATTTTCTCATTAAAAGTAAACTTCTCAATATAAGTATCTTTACTTGCATGAATAACCATTTTATCAGAAGGAAGGTGGTACAAGTGTACGCCATCGTAGTAGATAAAGATGTTACCATCAAGTACAAAGTCAATAATTAAGTTACGTTTAAATGTGCTAATATCCTGAAAGGGATTTGGTTCTTGATTTAAAAGTAACTCAACTTTTGATCGTTTAATTCCTTTGATAACACTCATGCCTTTATGTTGTCCACCCACAAGAGTAGGAATCTCGGCAGCATCATCTACAATAATGTTTACGGCTCGGTTTACAATCTCTAGCTCTTCGTAGGCTCTTTCATAAGAAAAAGTAGGTTCGCGAGAGCTTTGAATTTCGTTGCCATAGTAAGATTGAGCAGGATTCAGTTTCTCCTCTACATCGGCGGGTTTGTTACTAAAAGGATTATACCATGCCATTATGTTTTTCTCTTTGAATCTCTACCCACCGCATCTGCTTTTTAGCAGTTCCTAAAGCTGGGTCTTTACCGTAAATTGAGTGAAGTTTTAGATGGTGAGTATGACACAATGTTGCTGTGTGATCATAAAGCTCAGCATGATGTTCTTCTATAAAGTCATCCCGAAGTGACTGAATGTACTCAGGATTATGTTTGTTCTTTTTTAACCATTGATTTAACAATGGTGTGAGACTGTAATAATGGTGAAAGTCTAACTGCTCTGTCTCACCACAAATCTCGCAAGAGGAACCCTTCTCATACTTGGACTTTGCCTTATCTCGTACATACTTTACATAGTCGCGTTTTAGCTTAGGCATTTTCCTTTGGTTCCTCGATTTTTCATTTAAAGAATTATATCGGCTTTAGGGTAACTTGTCAATAACTATTTTTGAGTAGGTATCGCTAGAAGGATACCTGTGCGGTTTGGAATGAATATAGTCCGTAGCGAAGACCGTCTGCCATGTGAGATGCCATGTTGTGCTTCGGTTTTTCCTTCATTAGATTTGGGTTGGGATCCCATTGATACGCATCGAGGCAAGCAAGGGACTGTTTGCATTCTTGATCGACAAAGAGTTTGTCGTTTTCGATAATGCCTGACACATGTCCAATTCCGTCAAGTACAGACTTCTTCGCGTTGATGGTGGAAATATCGTAGTTTTGCGCGAGATCGAACCGTGTTTGTTGAGCAGCTGAATCAATATAAATGAAATCAATATCCCAGCGATCAATGAGTTTCTGGATCTCGGTAGCGTGTTGCTCAGTCGTTCTCTCACTGTTAAAATACTCATCTACTAAATAATACTTATCTGCATCCCAGTCGTACGCGAGTACACATAGTGCTGTGGGATCTTTGTAACCAACGTCCAACCCCGCAAAGACGTCCATTTTACTAGTATCCAGCTGAGACAAGTCTTTGACTTGAGTCTCAAAGTTAAATTTCCATATCTGTCCTTCATAGGTATTGAAGTCAGCTTCGTATTCCTGTTTAAATTCTGCTTCTGACATAGACTTACGTGCTTCCGAAATATCCATCTCGCTCATACGTGGATTATCTCGATAGGTTGCTCGTATACTACACCATTCTGGAAAGTCTTCTGAGAATCCTCTGTAGAAGAACTCAGAGAACCAGTTGTTTCTGCCTCGAGGTGTTGAGATAAAAATTGCTTTCGAGTTATCTTTATCTAGTGTAGGTCGAAGGGCTACGTTGAAAGCATCCTTGCCGTCAGCAAGTGCGGCTTCGTCAAATATGATTAGATCGTAAGAACGGCCTACACAAGAGTCAACCTGATTAACAGAACCCATTCTAACGGTAGACCCGTTAGAGAGTTCGATTACTTTATCTTTTGCGTTATCTTTTGTAACTTCTAGATCAAAGTGTTTAATTAGATTCCTCTGTAAATCAAAAGAAATCTGAGACAAAGAATAGTTGGGAGACATTATTAGAATATTAGAGCCAGGAACTAAGGACACGAGCTGTCCAATTAGATTGGCAATATAGGTCTTGCCTTGCCGACGGGAGACTGCGGCAGAGACAAACCGGTATTTTGGGTTGTTAATCGCATTGATAATTGCTATCTGCGAAGGTAACGGAGTGACGTTCAATAGCTCCAAGTATGAAGCTATAGGAAGTTTTATGAACTTTGTCTCAGATTGTAACTCTACAATTTCGTCAGAGATAATATCTCTGCGGCTTACTTCTACTGCCATATTAATCTTCTTTCTTTATAATTTGCCACATTCCCCAAGCGAAACCCGCCCAGGCTAATAGGTGTGCTATGCCACCGAATAAAATAACTGCACCACAGACGCCCATAAGAATTAGTGCGTCTTTTTTCTTTTTTAGCTTATCCAACATGAGTGCCTCTCTTTTTATGTCCGTTCCAAGCTACAAATCCTGCAAGACGCAGTGACCAGTATGCTAGGTAGTTAAGAACTCGAAAACCGTTTACTTCGATACAGATGTCTCGAAAGATTCCATCCATAAACTTCTGATCATGATAACCAATATCAGTTCCGTCTCTCTTCATAAGAGTTGCGTACTTGTATCCATAATCATGTACTAGGCCACCCATTAGAAGTACTCCTACTGGTGATAAGAAAGTTGCGAGAAACTTAGGAACAGATGCTCCATCAAACTCAAAACCTGCAGGTATCTTGTAGTCTTCACCATTCAGGCTGTAGTTAAAATCTTGTTCGATTCTCCACTTACGTGTACCCATCAACCACATTAAGATTCCTTTCCAAAAACCTTTATCTTTTGTTTTAATTGGTAAAGGCGACATAACGGGCATAAACTTATATTTAAAGTTTACCAGTTTTTCTTCTTTTTTATCTATCTTGTTTACTACAAAACCTATGAGTACTAGTACGGACAATACTGTCCACTGCCAAAAAGTCATTGCTAAATCAAGTAACATTTCCATTATTTCTTCCCTGCGTATGCGTTGGCTCCAAAGAATGCTGAAACCAGGGCTGCGATAGCTACAAAGTAAGTGGGAGCAATATCACCGATTATTTTAGCGGCGCTATCTAACCCGAATAATGATGTGCAGAATATGCCGAAAGGATAAAACAACATTCCCCAAAGAGAGAACCAAGTCATCTTTCGCATTGCATCACGCTGTGCATCTTGATCTTCTAGTTCTTTCCTACGAAACTCAAGGTACATTTCTTGTTCGACGGCAGAAA